AACCGGTGGTTAGTTATGAGGGCGGCGTGGGTGTGTACAAAATATTCGGGCTGGGCGATACCGACATTGAGAGCGGTACGAACTTTGTGCTAAGCGATATAAACGGCACGGCAATCACAACCGGCTTCACGGTGGATTACTCACGTGGGCTTGTGACGTTCACAACCGACCAGGTGGGCAAGGCGTTATTTTGGGATGGCTACGCTTACGACCTGAACGCCGCAGCAGCCGAAATTTGGCGCGTAAAAGCGTCTCACGCGGCCGAACAAGTGGACTGGTCGAGCGACAATCACAGCGTCAAGAAAAGCCAGTTATCGGCAGCATACCTGAAAATGGCGGATATGTATAGTGCTCGATCAAAGAGCGAAGGAATGACCACGATCCGCATAATGCGAGGCGACCTATGAGCTGGCTATCTGATAGTGCGCTTGAGCAAATGCGCAATGACGTGCTGGATATGCTGCCAGACGAATGCGACATTTTACAGCCGACCACAACTACAGATGACGAAGGTGAAGCGACTGTGACATGGACTGTGAAAAGTGCGGATATGCCTTGTCGGTTGGATTACAAACAGGGGCGCGAAGTGATAGCCGGTGCAGCCGTGCAACCTTACGCGAAGGCAATGTTAACCTTGCCCTGGTACGCAGTGATCAAGACCAATGAGCGCGTGCAGATTGGAACGGCGGTGTTTGCGGTGAAGACCGTGAGCACGAGCCAGTCCTGGAACGTGAGTGTCAGGGCTGAGGTTGAGGCGGTACTGTGAGTTTTAGCGTAAGCCTGGATATGAGCAAACTGAACGAGATTCTCGGTAGTTTGAAACAGAACCGAGATCAAGCCACGAAGGCTTGCGCGTTCTATGTGCTGGGTGAAGCCCGCAAGAGAGCGCCGGTTCGTTCCGGCTTCTTGCGTGATAACAGCGCGGTCAATTCGGAGTATGCCGGTGACGGGTATCATAACGTGGAGTTTTACGCCGAATATGCGCCTTATCAGGAACTTGGCACAAGCAAGATGCAGGCGCATCCGTTCCTGACTCCGGCGGCTGAAAAAGGGCGTGAGCGGTTGGTTCAACTTATTAGGGAAGGGCTTATCAAATGAGCTTTTACAACGAACTCAATTCTGCAATCAACTCGCGTTTGACAGGCGGCACGGCGCTTGTTTCAGCGTTAGGCGGAACGGCAATTTATCACGGCGGCGCACCGGACGAGAGCGCACTGCCTTATGTGGTTTGGAATCATCAAGCTTCCAACCGCGATAACTGGACGCCTTCCGATAGCGCGCAGTCGGTGCTATATGTGCGGGCATATGCTGCCACAGCCAAAAAAGCGGGGCAAATTGACGATTGTGTAGCAGATTTGATGAAGACTAACCTCACACTCACAAGCTGGACAAATTTCTGGCTTGCGCGTGAAGAGGAGTTTTTACTGCCGGAGAAAGACGAGACCGGCTCAACAACCTGGATGTGCGGTGCTTATTACCGCATCCGATTAGACAAATAGGAGATTTAACAATGACTGATGTAACTGGAAAAAACCTTGCCGTAAACTGGATTTATACCGGCGGCACAATTTCTATCACCCCTGACTACCGCTCGTTCAATATGAGCGACAACGTGGACATGGCGGAAACCACAGCCGGCTCTGATGCCGACAAAACCTACATTGCAACCATCAAGGACTCGACCGTTGATCTGAGCTTCTTGTATCAGAGCAAGGGCACGGCACTTGACAGCGCGTTAGCAGTTAGCACCGCTGGCACGCTGCAAGTCTATCCTGAAGGCACTGCTACAGGCAACCCCGTGATCACTTACCCTGCCATCGTGTCAAGCTACAAGAAGGCTGTGCCTTACAACGAGGTTGTGGCTGTTGACGTGACCTTCCAGAAGTCCGGCGCAAAGAGTGTAGCCTAATGGTCAAGCTATCAGACGGGCGTGAGATTAGTTTTGACTGGCACGCCATAAGCCAAAAGGAATGGCGGTTACTGCTCGATGTGAAGACCGATTACGAAGCTAATGACATTATCGTTGGCAAGTTGATCGGTCTTGAGCCTTCAGAGCTTGAGGATATGAATCCGCTTGACTACCGTGCTATTGCGCAGGGAATGTGGGAAGACTTTCGCGAGCAGGCTAACCTTGAAACCGTAAAAAACTCGGAGGGCGCATCTTCCAAGCCATAGTCGGCAATGAAGGTGCGCCGTGGGAATATTGGCGTTGGAAGCTCATCGAAGAGACGGGCTGGACGCTGGAATATGTGGATGGGTTAAGCGTGGCGGATATGAACGAGTGGATTCAGGTTAGGGACGGCGAGCGCAAGGCTCTTACCACGCTTGCAGGAAGGAAACGCAAATGAGCATACAAATAGCGAGTTTGTTCGCTTCGATTGGAGCTAATACTTCCGGGCTTGAGCGGGGGTTGCAGAGCACAAAACAGGGCTTGCAGCGCACGAAGAGTGAGATAAACAGCACATTCGGAACGGGTAAGATTGACACCTTTGGCAGCAGTTTGCTTGGTACGGTTTCACAGATTGGAATGATCGCCGGTGCATTTACTGCTGCTGGTGTGGCTATCAAGAAGGTGCTCGACTTTTCAGAAGCCGGCGCACAACTTGAATACATCGAAACAAAGTTTGGCAACTTGTCAGACAAAATCGGCACAACCGCCGATGTTTTGCTGAACGACCTCCAAAAGGCAACAAGGGGCACGCGCTCCGAGATGGAATTGATGGAAAGCGCGTCTGCCTTTATGTCGCTCGGCTTGACGAAAAACCGTGAAGACGTAATACGGCTGACCAACGTTGCCGGCGCTATGAACATGAATATGGGGCAGTTGGTACTAACCCTGACCAATATGTCCACGATGCGCCTTGACCAGTTAGGTTTGAGCGTTGATTCTGTCACATCTAAGTTTGAAGCATTGAAGGCAACCGGGATGGGGGAACAGAAAGCCTGGTTTGAAGCGGTGGTTGCGGCTGGTGAAGAAGTGATACAGGTGCAAGGGCACGTTGCGGACACGAATGCCGGCGCTTGGGCACAAATGAAAGCGGCTGAAAAAGACTTCTTCGACTCGATCAAAACAGACGCGTCCGGTCTACTGTCGTGGTGGCCTGGATTTTGGACGAATGTCTATAAGTCAATGACGCCTGACAAAGACCCTGTTTATACGCTTACTGGCACAATGGAAATCCTGAATGATTATGTCAATTCAGGGCGTATCACAATTGAACAGTACAACGAGGCGTTAGGTTACGTCAATAACCAGATGATGACCTCCGCTGAAGCGGTGCAATATGTCAAGGATAATTATCTCCAGCTTTACGAAGTCAACGATGATATAATACAACAACTATTTGACCAGTCAAAAACGTGGGGTGAATTTACTAAGTTGATGAATGAGGCTGGGGTTGAAACGGGGCTGCTCACGTCTGAAGTGTACTACCTTGAAAAAGGGTATACGGAGGCATTTGCGAATGTCACGTCAAGCGCGGGCTTAATGAGCGAGGCTATCAAGACTCCGCTTGCTATTGTCAGGCAAGAAATACTAACGCTATCTGAAGACTTGGCTAACGCTAATCTGGAACTCGACATTGCCGTCAAAACCTTCACCCAAAGTGTTGGCGGTGAATTAGCGCAAGGCTTGAAAGATGCTGGACTTGAAAGTGGCGAGTTAGAAAACAAACTTGGCTGGATCGACCAGATATTTGGTACTTCATACAAACTCGAATACCAGATGGAACTTGAAATGGGTGACGTGCTTCAAGGCTTGCTCGATGCCGGCTCGATTGACGAATGGCTGCCGGAAGCACAAGGGTTCATTGATTACTTTGCGCCAATGCAGACTGAAATCCTTGCGAGACAACTTGAAGTGGATATGCTGCAAATGAAGCTAAACAACCTGCAGAAAGATTACAACGTCCGCATCAATATCCGCACTTATGGTGAAATACCCACTGATTTAGGTGGTTATGTAGGAAACCAGGAGTGGAGAGTCAATGAAACCGAGCACGCCGTAGGCGGTCCTGTTTACACGAACTCGCCTTACATTGTCGGTGAACGGGGTCCAGAGTTGTTTGTACCATCCGGCTCCGGCTATATTCTCACGAACGCGCAAACCGCGAATGCTATGGACGGCGGGGGCAACGGCAGCCTGAGCGAAATTGTGAGCCGTATCCCAACCGCGCGTGACATAGCCGTTGCGGTACGAGACGCGCTTCTACTGGCGGGCTGATGCGATACGATGAAATAAGATGTGAATTTTGGCTCGAGGGTCGCTGGGTGGATCTAAACCCGTACCGACTACAATCGTACCCGATACGCGGCTCTTTTGGCATTCAGGGCAACAACCCGCTTGATCGGGTGGCTTCTACTGGCACTGTGAAGTTGACTCTGCTCAATACCAATAATCTCTTTACGCCTGGACACGCTAACTGTATGCACGGTTTCCAGTCAGGAATGAAGTTTCGTTTGCGCATTACGTATTCAGGGCGGTTGGTTACGCGCTTCTACGGCTTCGTTCCGCCCGATGGAATCAACATCAAAACATCGCGCTACGTTTCTACCACCGAGATTCTGGCAGTCGATTACATGGAGCATTTAGCCGCTCACGAACTCGATCTACCAGCCTTTGCTATGGATAAGAAGATCGGCGAAGTTGTGGCTCTCATATTAGCGAATATGCCGGTCAAACCTTTGTCGGTTAGTTATGGCACGGGCAAAACCACGTTTGGATCTGTTTTTGATACCGTCAAAGACAAGACACGCGCTTTGCAGGAAATTGGCAAAGTCACGCTGGCAGAACTCGGTTATGTGTACCTCAAACAGAGCGCTGACAGCGACGAAATATTGACAGTCGAGCCGCGTTTGGCTCGCAATGGCAAGGCGTTAGCGCAGGTGCAAGTACCTGACACTTCCGCTTCACCTAACCGGCGTATAACCGAAAGCGGCGATGTGAGAGTCACAGAAGGCGTAAAGAGTTCTGAGATCACGGTTGACGGTGCAGGCACAACTGCTGTAAACGGGACGTATCTTGAAGATGGCGTGAAAAATGGCAAGACTCGCTATCGAATGACGAATTCGTTTGGCATTTATTTTCTCGTATGGGTTAGCAGTGGTACGCCTGCCTGGTATATTTCCACAAGAGGGGGAGACGCTGACATTTCCGCGGAGATTGTAGCGACAGCTCGATATTACTCGACAGACGATGTAATCACGCCTGACCTTTGCACAACGTGGGTATTAGGCAATACAGGCATAAACCCCGTTCCTACAGTGACAAAACAAGTTCTTGAACTGCCAGACACCCGCATTCTACAAACAGCGATAGTCACAACGGATGTAATAATTAGCGATGATTTTCTGGAAGTCGACATTCAGCACGCGCACAACTACTACAACCGCGTGAACGCAAAGGCATACCCGCGCAGGGTCGATACCAGCAATGTGGTGCTGTTCAGCCTTGAAAATCCCTTGCGTATTGACGGCAACACAACCGTCGAAGTCAGGGGTTCGTACAAAGACCCAGAGCAACTGGCTCAAAGTGTGGCGGCTTATTCCAACGTGGCTCCGGTTGCAACCACCGATTATGTGATGAACAGCGCAGAGGAC